TGTGCAGTACTTGACCCAAAAAGTGTTGTAAAATCAGTAACTTCTGTATTAAGTGCCGCAATAGTTGTATCTGGATCTACATACCAATATGTCTCCCCAGTAATTTGGGCTAAGATATATCGTAATCGTGATAATTCTCCTTCTAATCCAGTAGCCAATGACGGAGAAGCACCAGGATAAGGATCAACTGTAGTTTGCATTTCTGCTGTATTAACTGAATAATCATCAATATCTTCTGGTATATTTTGATTTGAATGTTTAACATCAGATGAATTTAAATCCGATGCAGTTAAAATCTCTCCTGGAACATAAGTTTTAGATACGGCGTATGGATAAGACATAATTTAAATCCCCTTATTTAGAAATTCGTTTTGATTTACAAATATGTGTAAAATAACTTAAAGGAAGAGGGTCATTTTCTTCTTTATTAAAACGTTGTTTTTTTAATTTTTTATGTAGTTTATTAGAATTATATTTGTTTGTCTCTTCTTGAATAAAACCATTGTGTAAAGTTCGTTCTAATTGTTTTAAACTAATAGATTTTTTACTACATTCAAAACAAAACATTGGCGTTATATATGAACCATCAACTAAATTAAATTTTAGTTTAACTAAATTAGAAAATGGTTTAATAATCTCTTTTCCTGCATTCTTTTTATATTCACGTTTAGCAATAATTTCACCACAATTCATACACCCAATCGTTTGCAATTGTCCATTTTTATACGTTAAATAATTAATATGTTGAGACATTATATTCTCCTATGTCCTCTAGAAATAAATGGAATAATTAAATGTGAAATAAAAAAGTCCTCTCCTGCACCTGTATTACTTAATTGAAACCTAAATTTTTCTCCTTCAGCTAATGTATCAAACTCCTGTTGCGTTAAGGTTAAAACACCTAATGTATCTGTATCTAATTCAAAAGTTCCGAGTACATTTCCTACAGCAGCTAACGCAATAGATTGAGTAGTTTGTTCAGCTCCATCTGCCCACCATCGAATATCTAGATCATAACTTCCTTTTGAAATATAATGGATAATTGCATATTTTAATCTTTTTTGTATTCCAGGTGTATCTAATGATAACCAACTAGTTAAGGCAATACTAGTATAAGCATTACTATTATCAGACTTATTGCTCTTTTCTAATGACCAAACATAGCCATTATAATCCATTGTATAAAGTTGTTCATCCCCAATATCTATAGTTACTGCAACTGAAGCAGCTGCTTCATATCCACTATCATCTCTATTATCTTGTGCATCATGTGGGGGTGCCCATCGCCTCTCATGAATATAATAAACTAAGCATGTATCACATTGAGTTTCACCAGAACGTACAATCCAAATTTTAATAGCTTGAATTTTAGGATCAAAAGCCATATGAAATTGGTTTAATTTTGTTAAATCAGCATTATCTTTTAGCCACTTATGTATAAATACTGGTCGTGAGATAGAAGCTAATTTATAATTTCTAATTTCTTCTGCCCTACTTAAAGTATAAATATCTCCATCTGGGGCCATACTATAAACATCATTATAAATTTGAACAGATAATTGAGGACTATGTACGCCACCACTCCAACCTGCTTTAAAATAACCCCAATTAGCTATACTGGCATCTGAATCGGCAAACCAATAATCTTGAGTGGTTGTTCTAATTAGTAAATTTTCATCAATAGAAATACAATCAATAATTCCGGATCCTTTTGGTAGTGTCATTACTATTGTTCCAGATGTTCCGCTATTAAATTCTTGATAGTCTCGTAATGTTGAATAATATAAAATATTTTCTTTTCCAGGAACACCCCAACCAAAAGCCCTTAAGCTAGCACCTCTACCATGAACTACAATTTTTGTAGGGTGTGCATTTCCGGTCCAGTCAGTAGCGGGAGTTGTAATAGCTGCAATAGAAGAACCTGTATCTACTTGAACACTATCAAAACCGTTACAAATAAACATGTTATCATCAATAACAGTAAAATTATTCTTATTAACTTGAGAACGTCCAGTTGCTATTGATACATAATCTCTATATAGTTTTCCATCAGTTCCAGCTACATAAATATGTTTGGTTCCCGTTCCCATTTTAATTAATTGTCCTATACCTAAACTCGCAGGACTACCAGAAATTTGGGCGCCATTAATACGCGCTGTACCACCACGTTTTTCTAATCCCCCATTATGAAGATTAATATTACGACTTCCATCAGTTAAATCTCCAGGTGGAACATATTCTAAATTAGCATTTGCATTAAAACCACCTTTAAATACTAATTGATATAGTTGTCCAATAAAGCTCATTAGTATATATCCTCTGCTAATCCAACTTCCATTGTCATTTTTAAATATTGCCCAGCCGCACGTTGTAACATTGAAGCATACTTTGATGTTTCTGCTGCAGTTCGAGAATCATCTTGCAATAAATAAACAAAAGCCCCTTGAATAAATAATTGTTCTACTAATCTTAAAATTCGAGCATATCGTACATTAGTACCAGTATCAGTATCTTCTTTACGTAAATCTGCATAGTATCGAAGAAGAACAACATACTCTTTATCTGGGGTATAATCAAATAAGAAATCACCTTCTGCATCATCAGCTTGATGAAAAATATAGTGCGGTTTATTTTCTAAATATGTTTGTTTAAGTTCATCATAAGTCCATATATCTTTTAAATATAAATCTTGCTTCTCATCTATAATAAGATATGTTGAAGTATTATCAGGAGCTGTCCAAGTTTCTACTGTGGCAATTTTTGTAGAAGCATCATAGGCTATAATTTGTCTGACTTGATTAGCCCCCGTGCCGCTTTTAATAGCTATATCTTTACCCACTATTTCTGCACTCGTACTACTATCGGTTGCATCTAACGTAATAGAAGTTGTTGACCCAGTTTGAGCAGTACTATAACGAGTACCATCACAGACTACAGCACTAATTAGCTTAGAAAAATCTGTTGGGGCTTGGATAGAATTTTTATTTATTGTACAAGCACGAACTGATACTTTTCGCATAAAAGACCATTCTCGCCCTTCATCCATCATATCTGATTTAACCATTGCCATAGCACTATCTCTAGCATTAGTTACATCATTAGATGTTGGAGATTTTCCATACAATCTATACGCCTTAGTCATAATAGTTGTTTCTGTTGGTTGGGTTGGAATAGACATATTTAATCCCCTTTAATTATAAATGGTTTTGTTTCCATGCTATATAAACTTTTTCTATTGGATTTAAAATCTTTAATGGATGCAATAAAGCCATACAAATTGGATGATTTGTATCTTTATTTAATGGGCACGTATCTCTAGTATAATGTAATTTATGGCATGGATAGCACGGTACTTCTGGTACTATATTATAACAAGATCTAAAATATTTAGTTAAATTTTCTTGACTACTATGGGATAAAATTGCTATTTTTGGTGTATCAAAACAACCTACTGCATTTAAGATACTAGTTTCTGGAGAAACTACCAGGTCCACGTATTTAGTCAGTACACATCCTTCCCTAATACCAATTTCCCCACACTTATCAATAATCCGCTTATGTGGTGATACTAATCCTTTACAACCAGGTTCGCCGATTAAAATAATTCGTACACCGGGTATTCCATCCGCAATAGCATGTAAGACATTTTCAGCATAAGGATAAATTTTATGTATACTACTACCAGACAAACACCATAACACTAAAAATCCTTTATATTTTTTACGGATCCTTTTACCAAAATTTTCTTCATTTTTAGTAAAATGCATTTCTCCCACAAGACCTGTTTCTTTTTTAAATCCAGCTAACGCCATAGTATTGTCATAATAATTTTTATTGCAGCGTTTGGCCATTTTTTCTCTATTCCACGTGTATTCTTTTTGTCCTGGACTAATCAATAATGAATTTTCTACCGAACCAGAAAGATTTACTAACTTATCAAATTGTCTCTTTAATTTTTTCCAATGATCCTCTAATTTATCCATTGGAATCTCATTACTTTTTTGTACAATAAAAGCATCAATATAGGGATTTGTTCTAAGGATCTCAAAGCATTTTTCGGTGCAATTTAATGTTACATGCCAACCTTCTTCTTTATATTTTCGAAGAACTGGTGACATCATAATAGCATCACCCCATGCCCCATAACGAACTATACAAACTCGTTTATTTGTTTTAGTCCAAGGTCGAACTACAAAAAGTTCCATTATTGATCCCTCTGTGCTACTATAGTAAGAATTGCTTCTGGATTATTAGGGTCCCTTAATTGACCTTCAATATAATTTGATTCCAATATTTTATAACCAAGATTAGCTAAAATCACTATTAAACTATCTATATCAAAATAGTAAATATGCTCCTGTGGTCGATAATGTTTCCAATCTATAATTCCATTTTTTACACTTTTTAAATTAGGGGTCGAAATAAAAAGGTAATCTGGTTTAAGTTTCTCTATCTCGTTATAAAAATTATGTATATGCTCTAAACTATCCCAAAAAGTTACAGCATTAAAGTTAACTTCAGGAATCTTAGATTGTTTACATTCTGGATTTATATCATAACCAAATACAGTATATTCTACAGGAGCATAAGAGTTAAACGTATTAGGTCCACATCCATAATCTAATATTACTCCAAATTTTAAATATTTATAAATTAGGTTCCACCTAGCTAAATGAATTTTACGGCTTAATGGAGTTGTTGCTAATTGTTTATATTTTTCTAAATACATTTTTCCATAAATATTTGGAATCATTTCTTATCGCCACCTTTATTTTGAACAGGAAGGGTACTTGATTGGAGGTGGGGGCCAATCTTTCCCCGTTCCTGAAATTGTTTATATAGTGGTTTTATATATTTAATTACTTCATATAAATTAAATTCTTTTACGCATTGTGGATAATAATTATCCCCACACTTTTTCATTTCCGGGCAATCTTCTACATGATATATTGCTCTATGACACGGACTACAATAAATTTTAGTTTGTATTGAATAATCATTTTTGTGAAATTGGTTACATTGAAAAACACTAGAAGTTGTACATAACATTGTTTTAGGTGTTCCCCACATTCCAGCTGCCACTAAAATACCTGTTTCTGGACCTACTACATAATTTGCATATTTAACCATTAAAAATGTCTGTTTAATTGGAATATCATTTCCACATAAATTTTTTATTCTAGGATTATCTACTGGAACAAGTGATTTACAAAGTTCATCACCAGCTATATATACTACACTTTCAGGAAATTCATCTAATATAGTGTAAACCCAAGTTTTAAAATTATGGATTACTTTTTGACTAGTACTACCAGCTATTGGCATAATAATTATAAATTTATTGTTGAATTTAGAGGCCCATTTTTCAACAATTTGAATTTCTTTTTTAGTATAATAAAGTTGTTGTAAATCTAAGTTTATTGGAATAGGTATTTCACACCGATCAAAAACTGCTTTATAAAATGTTTTATTCGCAAAATGCAAACGTCTATCCTCAAGTTTCAAATAAAATTCTTTTTGTCCCCTCTCTGCTACACATTCTAATTCCAGTGTTCCATTAAGATTAATACATTTATCTGGTTTAATTAGATCTTTTAATTTATCCCATCTCTCATTAAAAGCACGTATTCGATCTTTGTCCGATAACCCTTCAAATTGAAAAAAAGAAATGTGTTTAAATCTTGGATCATTATGGACTAACATATATACTTTTGTGCATGTTTCTAAATAAATATCATACTCTTTAAATAAATATGGTAATACTGGACATGTATAAATCCAATCACCAAATGCTCTATACGCAATTAATAATAATTTCTTTTTTTTCATATATCCACCTTTTCGAATAATCCTCTGAGGGAAATTTTACTTTCCCCCAGAGGTATTATTATTTAGTCAAAGTCAGGTCTAAACTCGATATTTAATGTAACAGCAGGTGTTGAATCAGCAGTACCGGCTGAATTATAAATAACCAAGTGATCACCATCAGCAAGATCAGTAGCTGTGACAGTCAGGGCAAAACCCGTCTTATCAGCAGATGTACCAACATTCTGTGTGGCAATAGCAGAAACTGCTCCAGTTCCAGCGAGAGATTTTCCAATCCCAACAACCGGTCCATCAGCAGTTCCCCCTGTCATTGCAACCATCCGAATATTCTCGACCTTAATGGGGCGAGTAATCGGAAGTCGAATGAGTTCAGTATCCGCAGCAGCCGTTCCAGGAACAGAAAGTCCTCCTGTAGTTTCAGCTATTACGATATTCTGTGGGTCTTTGTCGTATAATCTTCCACTCATAGTACTTCCTCCTTTTTAGGCTCCTTCAGAGTCCCATTTTATAATTTTTGCATTTGGTTCATCATCCCAAGTGAGTTGCCACCCACCTAAGAAGTACCACGCCAAACCATGAGAACGTCCATAGTCTGTGACTTCTTTCGCACGAATCTGTTCAGGACAAGCGAGACCTTCCTGCACAGTATCTTTACCAAACATAAACCCTTCAAGTGAATAAGAACCTGTCCAGGCTTTAGCTGTGGTGGTACGATTGGTCAAGTCATACGTCAAACGAGTTGCGTTGTTATCTTTCACGAGGCGAACACCATGAATCATACCCTGTTCCCCATTGTAGATCTTCTCATAACCCTGTTGTTGGTACTGGTTGATTGAAACCATTGCACCGTTCAAACTTTCAATAGCTTCCAATGATCCAGCAAAAACATAGCTTTCGCCGTCAAAGGTTGGGACATGTCGCTTCTCAAGTTCGAGTTTCATTTTGCGAATATGATACTCATTGAGAACTGAAGTATTGGTTGCTGTTGAGGTTCCATCAGTTGTAAGAGCGTTGCCAGCTGTGGCTGTTCCTACATACCGAAGTTTACAAGCATTAAACTGAGCGTGAACCGCTGAGTCTAGTACCTTAACCATGTCATCTTTCAACCCTTTGTCAATTATCTCTTCTAGATCAAACTGAGAGAGTTCACCGATTTTAAAGGTGAAGGGTATTGAGTTACCATATTCGGTAATCGTCAATGTTCCCTTCGTGATTGTCTGACTGGCCTGAGGGACTGTACTTGTTTCTACCAATAGTCCACCAATTGTGGATACATTGGCGACTTTAGGAAAGTTGAAGGAGTCACCTTGTTTCTTTCCCATAGCGTCTTTAACATCAGCGAATTGTCTGAATTTGAGCTGGGGTTGACCCGAGTATCTCAAAAACTTCGACAATTCAGGACTGAAGTGTACGCTTGAGTCATTAGTCCATAAATGTGCCATTTTAATTCCTCCATAAGAATTTTGATATATCCCACCTTATAGAGGTTATTACTTAAATTACGTTTTAATTCTAACGACGTTTACGTTTACTCGCAATAATTTCATCACGTTGAGACTTAACAAATTGATCATAAGTCATAGGTTTATCGTCTACTTCTTCTATAACTTCTGGAGCTTTACCCGGATCTGCAATTAAATTGGCTTTTTTCTTGGCCTCTTTTTTTGCAGCCATCATATCTGATTTATCTTGTTTTGTGAGAACTGATTGCATTTCTTCGTAGATTTGTTCCTTAAACACCTTTTTCCACATTGACTCATCATTTTCTTCTGTTTGAGTTATTTCACCATCCGTTAACATTTTTCGTAGTAGTTGGCCCGTTTTGACTATTGCAAAGTCAAATCCTGGATAGCCCTCTTCTGTTAATTCTTTAGTTACTTTCTCAATTTTTTGATGATAAGTTTTTTGCGCTTCTTGAGCAGCTTCAGCTTTCTTTTGATCCTCACTAACCCTCAACTTAGCTTGATGTTCATCAAGTTGTCGACGTAATTGCGACTTTTCTTCATCTACCTCAGATAAGTCATCATTTGTTGAATTTTGTTTAGGCTCTTTAAGTAGCTTACTAAGCTTATTAACTTCTTCTTTTAAGGAAAACAATTCTTTCTCTTGAGTTTCTTTATATTGCCGATACTCAAGATTAATACGTTTGAATCGTTCACGTGATTCTTGTAATGCCTGTAAAGGAACTGTCTTAAGACCGCCATCGTCTAAAGATTTCTCTTTACCCTTTGATACGGAGGTTGACTTCTCCGGTTCTAATTCCTCAACCTTATCGGGGTTGATAGCCGATTCAGACTTTTCTTTTGAATCTTTGTCTGGTTCAGATTCCTCTTTAACGGCTGGAGGAGCCGATTTGTCATTGGCAAGTGATTGTTTGTCAAATTTGTCATAGATAGCTTCTCGTTGTTTATTAGCAATTTGATTACCTAATGACAATCCATCTGGAGGCGGTGCCTTTACAATTGGCTTACTATCTCCTTCTGGTTTTCCTTCTGGTACTTTATTCTCATTACTCATTTTAATTCCCCTTTTTACGAGTTGGGTTATTCTCGATGCATACTCTACGGGAGTATGAACCGCAACTCCACCCTTATTTTATTTTTAAGAATGTACTAATCTTACTTAAAATTCCACGTTCCTGTGCTTGTTCAAAAGCTGCTTTAGCATCCTCTTTAATTTTTCTAATTAAGGTACCCATTACATCTTTATAAAATCGTTTAGTTAATTGAGCTTCTATAATACGAATATTATTTGAAGGATCAACATTGTCTAATTGTTTTTCAGCATCATCATAAATTCGTTGCCAAGCGGCTGTAAACAATTTCCATTCTTCAGAGTTTCGAATAGTTTCAAGAGTAGATCCATCTTCTAATTTTGCAATTAGAGCTGTATGATCTAGTTCTTTATACTCATCATCTTGTTGATAAAACTCTTCAATATCTTCGTTCATAATTCCACCCTTTTATAAATTTATCTTTGTTGCATTTGACGCATTAAATCTTGGTACTGTGCTTCCTTTGCATTAGGTTGTGGTACATTTTGTCCTTCTGCTGCTTGTCCTTCTTTTCCACCTTTACCTGGTTCTCCTTGTGGTGGTTGAATAGGAACTAAATATTTTTTCATATTTTTAATTCCAAGTTGAGGTGCAGTATCCATAATCATTTCAGCAACATTAACTAACACAGGATTTTGAATTGAAGCACCTGTTTTCATCATTAACATGGTAGAATTATTAGCTTGAAGAGAACGATCAATCATCATAAACTGTTTCTGTAATAGTGATTGACGACTTACTTCATTTAATCCAACTGATACTTCTACGTCCATATCAAAGTTAAGATCATAAATATCACTAACTTGTTCTCCCTTATCTTTTCGTAATGCTGCATTCGCTATTCTAAAGATACGCTCATCTGTTTCAAACTTTTGGATTTGATAAGCCAAAAGATAAATTACTTGTTTAAATAGTGTATTACCAACAATAGCTGTAAAGAGTCCTTCTTTAGCATTAGCTTCTTGAAGATTAATTTGAGCTACGCCAGTTTTATCACTAGTTGTATCTCCACGTTTAGTATCATTAACACCACTCATTTCATCGATCATTACTTGGTCAGCATTTGTTTCCATGTAGGAGGTTTGAGTAACATCAGGCAATCGTAATTGTTCAATTGCTCCTTGACCTGGATTTCTACGTACAATAAATCCTGGACGAAGGTTGTTTAAAGATTGGGTATCTACTCCAGCAAATTTATCAATACTCCATCCACCCATCATAGCTAAGAGTTGATTTTCTTTACGGAGATTCATTGTCATATTAAGGTCTTCTTGAGGTCCAGCTAATGGTTGCACAAGACTTTCTGGAACTAGTTTATGCGCTTCCAAAAGAAGTGATCCAACTGCAATAGGATAAAGATCTTTACCATAGGGGCTTTCAATTGGGTCTATTAAATAAACAGAGGCTTCTCCATCCCCAGGATTTAGTACGCAAAAGTAGATTTGCCCATTTTTACGATAAAAACATTCTAAAACTCTGTACCGTAGCTTTACTTGATCTTCAATTTTAGTTCCAAGTGCATCTTGAGGATAAGAACTGCCTACTGTTCCATTTGAATATGCAGATGTTTCTTTATGATCTCGTAATGGATCAACTTCATTATAATAGCGGGTTTCACGTAATTGACTCGTAGGAAGGGTTACTGGAGTACACTCCTTAATATTATTATAACCCATTTCTTCCATTTGATTTTTAGTTAAATAATTCTCAAGAATAGCATATCTCATATCAGACGGAGTTGCAGCACTCCAATCTAGGCACACATGTTCTAGGGGGTAATTAGTCATACATGGCTCATCAATATTCATTTCTTCATTGTATTTCCAATGTACTTTAACTATTCCCGTCCCTGGACTAATACAATCCATAAAAGCCCAAATAAACTTAGTAAAACCATCTCTACGTCTAAACAACCATTGAAGTCTGAATTTAGTCATGGTATCTAATACTGAGGCTTTCATCCAGTCCATTACATCATCAAATCCACGAATTTTAAATTTATTGTCATCCATTAAAAAGGCTTGATATAAAGAAGCTAATAATCTAATAGTAGAAGACCAGACTTTTCGAAACTTAATCTTTTGTCTCTTCTTTATTGTACTATAAAGTTTTTCTTTATGAATGGGAATACCCTTAACAATTTTTTGATTATTGGACCATTGAATCTCTAATCGGTCTCTAAGTGATTTAGATTCAGAATAATATGATAGAATTGTAGCTTTAATTTCATCGGGGTTTTTAGGTTTTTTATATCTTTTCTCAACTTTAAATGGGTCCATGTCTACCTCTCCTATTAAATAAATCTTTCCTCAAAAAATTGTTCCTCAGTTCCATTTAATGGTCCTTCTGGAGGAATCCATTCTAAAGGCTTTTGAAAAATATAGCGCATTGCAGCATGTAAATCTTTTGGTCCCTCTTTAATTTTATCTTTAATACCACGGGACATTTCATTTCGGCTTCTATCTCGTTCTAAAGTTTGCATTTCTTCTACTAACTTCCATACTTCTTTTGTTTTAAAGAAATATATTTTAGGTTTTTTTGTAAATTGATCTGGTTTTAAATACTGTTTAATTGCATCCACACCCGCTTTAATTGATCCTTCAAATTTTTCGGATGGTAACATAGCTGGTATAGGGTTAGGGGGTTTTTTATATTGATCAATAATATTAATATCTGATAAAGCTTTAATCTCATAATCTAAAGATTTATCGTATACTGTCCATGCCAAACGATATCTATTATTAACGACTCTAGTTGCTAAATCACGCTTAACTTCTTCAATATCTGATTTTTCTTGGTACGCCCCAATAACGTAAATTATTCCTGCTCGATCTACAGCTATTTCCACACAAGCAGTTGGTTTAGCTAAATGGGGGTCAAGACCACGTAATATAGTATATTTGTTGTGATCTAATTCAAATGGATCAATCATGTGAATAGCAGGGTTAATCGCCGCAGAACCTGAATAGATTAAACCACTTAATGAAACAAATTCACCTAATAACCGCATTTTTCTTTCTTCATAAGTATCTAGATCCTCCGCCATTTTATCAACAGTATTAAAATCTGCATACTTATTGGTTATAATTGGAAATTTAAAACATTCAACAATATTTCCATCTTGACCTGACTTTTTCAAAAGAGTTGTAAAAGTCCATGTTAGACCATTCGTAGGGGTCATAAAAAATTCTATATCTAAACCTTTACCACCATTTGCAACAAATCGAGGTAAACATTCATCATAAAATTCTTTAGGTGGTTCTTCATCAAAATGGGCAAACCAAAGACTTGCGCCTTGAGACTTACTGACTTGTTTTTCACAGGACATAAATTTAACTTGGCCAATAAATTTTTTGCCATCTTTATAGTACCTTAAAATTTTTTCTTGTTTATTATATGATTTTTCCCACATACCATCTTTCATATAACTTCTAGGCATCCATTCTTTAAATTTGGGGGCAATTACTTCTTCAATTAATTCATTACTTAGTCCATAAATACGACCATAAACAGGCCATTTTTTAGGTAGTTTCCATTCTGGAATTATTCCTTTAATAGCTTTAGGTACATCTCCTGTTATTTTACAATGAGCTTTAACCGCATTAAGAACAGATTTTCCCACTTGATTGGCCCCAAAATTTCCAATAATACGGGCTGTAGATTTAAATGATTTATCCATTCCGTAAAAGGTTGCTGGAATATCTTCTGGTTTAATCCATTTCTTTAGAAGATTTACTCCTTCTTCTGATACGGCTCCATCAGATGGTTCATACCACCAATAAGGATCAACTTGTTTTGTCTCTTCAAATAAACCACTAAGCTCTTGTTCTTCTTTTTCACATTGCTTTAATAAGCTTAGACGTTGATCAATTGAAAGATTAGTAAAGTCCACTTATTTCTTAGCATCCACAGGTTCAGTTTTTTCATCTTCAATACGTTTTAGTTCATTTAACTGACCCTGAATAAACTCTGCAATTCCCGCTAATTTTGTAGTAACCACAATAGCTTGTTGATGTTGTGTAACTATTACTTGAAGTTGCTTTTCTAATTCTTCTTTATTCATTTTTCCCACCTTTTTAAACAATTATTATGATAATTCTAAACCATTTCCTGAATTATACAGCATTTCGATTTGTGAAGTTGTTAGTTCTTTAGTAAAAAGTAGGATATCGTCTAGATCTCCTGTATAAAAAATGGCTGGAGCAACTCCTCGTGCGCCTATAAGACAATCAGATACATTAGTAATCGAGGCTGTTAAATTATCAAAAATTATAGTTGAAGTCTGTAAAGCACCATCTATATAGCATTTAATTCCTGCAGCTGTACTTGAGCCATCATATGTCATTACAAAATGATGCCATGTTCCATCATTTATTATGGGCTCAATACTAGTTTGTAGACCATTTCCTCCGCCAACAGTATTAGCTATGATAACTTGAAATGCAGTACCACCTGTAGCCAAAACAGACCATCCTGGTTTATTGCCTGTATTTTCTTGTCTACTTATTACAGTCATAGAGCTGGTATTTGTATAAGAAATCCAAAAGGATATGGAAAATGGGCTGGTTCTAGAAAAATTGGCAATATCCCCACAAGTTACATATTCATCAGTACCACCCAAACGTAATGCATTATTTAATTTTCCTGCAATCCAATCCCCATCTTCCATATTAGTCGCTGTTCCATTTCTGCTATTTCCTGAACTATCGGCTACAGATGATCCTGAAGATTCATTAAGAGTCCAATGAGCATATAACCCCGACAATAGGGATGTTATATCATACTCTGAAAAGTTCCCGCCTCCAAATCCCATACTTAACTCCAGGCTACAATTTCGGCAACATTTCCAGCTGCCTCACATTGTAGATATAAAGTTTTATTTTGACTTAAACCAACAATATCTTCCCAATAACCACTAGGATCAATGGTAATATAGTTAATTCCTGATTCTCCTGATGTATAAGCTAATTTAATACTGTTGATCTTCGAGCGTGGTTTAATAGAAAATTTACGGCAATTATTTGGTAGTAATTGGCTGTATTCAAAATTAGGGATAGTTAAGGCAAGACTATAGTTAATAGCCTCACTAGATCCTGCTAATTGATTTTCTCCAGCATGAAATGTCATTAATCTTTTCTCCCATACTTTATTTCATCTTGTGTTAATTCTAAAATTCGTAAAGTTAATAGTCTAATAAAATCTTCTAGATCAGTAGATTGATTAATATGTTCTCTAATAATCATTTCAATTTTTTCTTGTGTTGTTAATCCAGAATATTTCATTTATGAATAAAACGATATTTCTTCTCTTTTACTTTATCATTATAATCATCTTTAGCTTTATAAGGTTTATGTAAAGTTAAATCATATTTGGGGAAATATTTGGCTTCGCCGGCTTTAACAGTCCCAGCTAAAATAGTTAGTTCTTTTTCTGTAAGAGGTTTTTGTTTCTTTTTCTTAGGCATATTAATATCCTCACATAGTTATTGTATTAGGTGAATAAGGATTCACTAAAGCACTTGCTTTCTCTAATACTATTTTTGCTTCTGCTCTTAGGGCTGCTGTATCTGCTCCAGTTTTAGACTCAAGAGTAGCCAGTTTTTTCTCAAGAGTTTTTACTATTTTTTCTAATTTAATAATCTTCTTTTGTAAGTCAACTAATTCTTTCATTTTCCACCTCATTAATAAGTAGTTCAGTTAATTGTTCAATTACACTTATAAAACGTGTAATTTTATACTCTAACGTTTTAATCTCCTGCCTAGTATCTACTAAAGTATCTTGTAATTCATTAATTGTGTCTTCTCGAACTCGTAATTGCGCTTGTAAATGAAGTATTGCATTATTAGTAACTTCCATTTTAACCCACCTCTTAATTAGATTCTGGTATTTCTGGTGTCTGTAATGATTTTTGAAGCGCCTCACGTACATGCTGTAATTCAATTAAACGTTTTTGTATCTTATCCCCAACCTCACTAATTTCAATTTTAGTTACGTCTTCTCCCCGAAGGAGGCGAACTTTATCAATTAGAGTTCCTACCGTGAGTGATACCTGGCCTGGTGTTAATCCTTTTAACGTTTTACCACTAGAATCAAAGTCAGATAAAATTTGATTAATAATATGATCAATTTTATCAGCTTGATGCTTTTTAATATCTTTAATAATTTCTTGGCTTTGGGCAGATGGTTTGTATCCTTGAATGATCTTTCGAATGGTTTGCCAATGGACTCCCATCTCTTTAGCTACAAATTCTGTAGCAGCTTGAGAAGATTTGCCCGTAATGCGCTGCGCATCATAGGCAGCTTGGATCGCTATTTTTTGTGTTTCTGAAAATTTTGATTTAGCCATTAAGTTTTTTCCATAAATAATGAATTATATTAAAAATTAAATTTAAAGTATTAATAAAATATGGTTTTCTCTTTGAGTCAGTTTGTTTAGCAGAAATTTCCGTGCATTGTCCACAATAACATTTAAGACCATAATCATGATTCCATTTAAGTGGTTTCATATTTATATGTTGTTCCTCTTTTGGAGATCCATTAATATAAAAATTGGTGGTCGCAGTAGAAAGCATATTAACAGCTATTTTTGGCGTTATAGCTTTAATAGTAGCTTCTTTAGCATCACAAAATTCTTTAATATTTTGTTTTATTTCGTCAGTAGTAAATGATTCAATATTTTGTTTTATTTTCTTATCCACTAAGTTTTAAACCTCTCATATATAAGAATTCCATTTCGCCATCGATTTTTATTTGGTTTAAGAATACGTTTAGGAATTTGAAGTCCAGAATGATACCAGACCCACCCATGGAAGAACTTATGTGTAATTTCCACATATTTTCCTGAACCTAGAATATTAAGAGCATCTGATTTTAATAAATTTATCAGATTATAATATGGAACACTATTGCTATATTTCGTTAATTTATTATAACAAGTTTGTTGTATCATTAACTCACCAATAAACTACAATAATCTGCTCCACTGTGACATGAGCAGAGACAAACCTCTTTAATAGATCTACCATCTTGAAGTGTCTTCGCCATACTCAAAATTCCACAATGCTTACACTCAATTCGGCCAGGAATTCGTTGTTTAGCTATGATCTTTTGAAAACACTCTGTGTGGAAAAAAGCTCTTGGTCGTGCCTCACCTTTGGTGCCTAACGCCTCTCCAGAGGTACTAAGTATCTTTTCTTTAGCTTTATTAATCCGCACTACATTATGGGCCCCAGGTCCCGACCCATGAATAATAGGCTTTCGACAGTCTGAACAATAGGCTGGATCAGGTATAGGTAATATGTGACCATACAATAAAACGTCCTCTTGTTCTTTATCTGTTAGTTTCTTTGCCATAAAACCACCTTTATACCCGCTTGAATGTAAATTACCCCCTACAAAACCGTCGTTAGTCGGGGTCGCTGAGAAATCTAGAATCTGATCAATGATCCCTTCTCAACCAAATTATTAAAAGAATTCCCGCCTCTCTTTACCATCAAGACCAACCCACACCTTAGTTCGAGTTCCCGCCCCTTTATTCAAAATAATAAAACCAGCTTCTGGGGTGTAGGTTTTAGAAGTTAATCCAATATCACCTTCAAATCGTTTATTAGTTTTAGACCGCGGGTTCGGCTCTGCCTCACATAAAGACAAAGACTCGTCTAATTTAGCCCACTTCGCTTGCCCTAACTTAGCGTTATAGGCTTCAAGAGCAGGTTCCGTCTGTGCTGTCGAATTAATCTGATTTTCTAATTGCGTAATCTCATCTCGAAACTCCATGGTACTATTAATGGCAAAAGCCACCTTATCCCGCAATTCCGCATTCTCGCTTTCTAAGCGGACTATTTCATTTTGCAAATCACTAATTGTCTTCTCCATCTACGCCCCCCACCCCTTTATCAGTTTCTAGATATCTTTATCAATATCTTGATTTTCCAATCGCCGAATTGTCCGCCGCATGCACTCAATCTGAGTTTCCGCGTATTGCAACCTGCGGGCTAATTCTAAAGTTACTTGAGATTTCTCTCGCCACTCGGAAGTTAATTGCTCTTCCACTTTTTCCAACTTACGAATAAATTCTGCCTCTTCTGGAGTTTCCATTCTATCTCCTGTACTATCTTATTAACATATAGACTCTTAAGTGCTAATAACATTGTTTCTTAGTGTTATATGGAGTTTATGGAGTTTAGTATGGTTTATAAAGTGTTATAACAAATTAAGAGAGTTTAGTGCATTATAGTTGATAGTTTACTATATACTATAAACCTTTTTATAGGATAATTTTATCCCAAGGAACCTTCTCCTCTCCTCTCCCATCCCCCCATCCCCCCTGCCCCCACACCCTTCTATCAACGGTTTTCATAAGATCTAGGGGGTTGAGCTTCTGGGGTAACAACTCTCCTCTCCTACCTCCTCTCTCTTGTGTGTCTAGATGCTTTATGTGGAGGATGAGTGGGTGTTGGACAAGATTGTCTCCGCACCATCTAAGCCTCCTCCCCCTATTATACTAGTAAAGATCTATATAACACTAGTGTCTATAGGTACTAGTACTATATATAATACCATTATAATAAATAATAGTATAGTATTTAGTATCAAGTGGGAAATTATCACAATATTATCTTATTCTTTTAAAGTATAGTGCTGATATTTGGACATACTCCCCACACTATATAGCCACCTAAAGCGGGTTTATTCTACAAACTATTTAATATATCTTCTAAGTGCTTGATAATGAGGGTATAATAAGCTATAATTATTCACTAATATTTCATTAATATATCATCATGTTGTCATGGGTTACGGGTATACTGTAAGGGCTAGAAGATAGTAGACAAGGGGGCACAATATGACATATAAAAAAGACGGGCTAGGATTCGCCGAAACAATGCAAGCTATGATCTATTTCCCTAAGATTTATGAGACAATATCCACTAGTGAAATGGACGACAATGAGAAAATAGTTGTCTACCAAAAGACAATAGACTTGTACAACTTAGGATTGATTGAAGCCACCCAATAATTCACCAATATTTCACGTTGTTATCATCATAATGTCACAGATTACGGTTACACTGAGGTATCAGAAGTAAGACTTGGATAGAATGGAGGTAACTAAAATGAGACAAATAACAATCAACGTAAACGGTGACAAAATTAGAATAAAAGCTCGTGCATCTTATACTCACAATGGAAATTATAACGGGTATATTGTCAGGGTAAACGATAAACGATATCACTTTCACTCATTGATGGTGATGCAGGAAGCTATTGATACAGCATACGTTAAATATGTACGGGAAAATAGATAAAACAATGATTTATTTTATCAACGGGCAAATGTACATTCGATTTCAGAAGAGAACTTTAAAAATAATCAAAAGGTATCTCAGGAAGAATTAGACAATCTTATTAAATAAGGGGCGTTATTATGAGAGATGACTATAAACCAATTATCAAAAAGGTGCCAATGGGATATCAAGGCTTAGTGGGGATCTATCAAGATGGTGTTTATACAGATTATTACGCTAGTGATGATGCGGTATTTGATAGTGAAATAATAGCATTACATCATGCACAAAGAGAAATTAGAAAATATAAAGCAATGGATGATTTACATGAATTCAATAATCAATAGGAGACATTCTAATGACTAATAAATATTGTGGTGATTGTGAAGATTGTAGTCAAAGGCGAAATTGCAATCCTGGAAAATTTCATGTGTCTTTGGCACAATACATCAAAGATAAAGATGCGGTTAAAGAGCGAACTATTGAGCATTTTTATATTTATGAGGATATGGTTGAATTTATAAACAACCATGGAACATATCCTTTATATGGTTGGTGTGATGATCAAGTCAATACCGCTTTAGGCTCATGGCTAATTAAAACAAAAGCTTATGATGCAGAATATAGTAAAATAAAGGACTAATAAAATGAGTCTAGTATTATCCTTACCTATCCAAAATGTAGCCAAGATCCCACTAGACAACCATGGCTTCGTGATTGTGATTAGTGGTGGGATGATGAAAGTTTATAAGCATAAATAAACGTTTACAACACGACTTAAAGAATATAGAGAAAATGAACCTACAACGTCATTTAGAATCAATCGAGTTAAAGTACAGGAGGATTAACTAGTGTATATTGAAACTTCATTAGACGGAACTGAAAGAGACTTAACAAAAGAGGCAATGATGACTATACTACACTTCTACTATCCAAATTGTGCAAATGAATTCGATCAAAAGATGCGCTTTGATGGTGAGAGAATAACATGTATTATACATTAAATGGACAACTGTATTTCAAATTCATCAAGAAAATAAGGAAATAATTCATCAATATTTCATCCAATTGTCATTATAATGTCACAGATTGCAGTTATATTTAATATGCAAAATAAAACAACAAGGAGAATAATATGAAAATAACTTCCGATTATCTAAAAAAAATTGGGGCTTGCAAAAAAGGAATACGAGCTTTTAAGGCTCAAAAACAAACAAACTTAGTTTCTTTAATAAAATTAATGTCTGAAAGAAATAAATTTGAATGGGCTAACTGGTTAATAGTTAAAAACTTCAATCATGTACAAAAGATTAAATATGCTATTTATGCTGCTGAACAAGTAATTGACATATATAAAAAAGAATATCCAAATGATGACCGTCCACAACAAGCTATTAAAGCAGCAAAAAAATGTTTAAATATTAAAGGTTATAAGGCTGCCTATGCTGCTGCTGATGCTGCCTATGCTGCTGCTGATGCTGCCTATGCTGCTGCCTATGCTGCTGCCTATGCTACTGCCTATGCTACTGCCCGTACTGCTGCCGATGCTGCTGCA